ACGGCGGGGTGCAAGATGCCATCATTTATCTGCGGCATGCGCGCGCCGCCTTTAAGCAGCGATTAGAGGCGGGAAAAGCGCAAATAGATGATCCTTTTTATATGCTGACCATGTTGGCGCTGAGTGTTTTGGAAGGAAAACTGTAACAGGAGGTTCTATGCTGATTTTGACACGCCGAGTTGGCGAAATATTGATGATTGGCGACGATGTCTCTGTAATGGTAATGGGCGTAAATGGCAATCAGGTACGCCTTGGCATTAATGCACCTAAAGAGGTAGCTGTGCATCGCGAAGAAATTTACGATAAGATCAGGCGCGAAGAAGTCGACGGCAACACCGCAACTTAAATTCTTGGCGGTATGGCGGCGGCCCATTAAACGGCCGCCGCTTTTATACGAAAGGCGGGATTTCTTCGAGCGTCAATATCTTAGTGCCCGTGGCAAGCGCCGCAGGATTCTTCTGCGCATACGGCGCCATCTGCTGACACCAGCACATCACCATGACGATATCCGGCCATGCGGCCAATAGCGCAGGCCATGGCGTCATGTCGAGACTTTGCACTGCCGGCTGGCCCTTATCCGGGTAGTACAGGCCGGATTCTGCCAGATAGATCGGCAAGCCTAAGCTCTGCAGTGCCGTGAGCGGTGCTTGCCCGTACGCTGCATAGCCTGAGGCCACATTGTAATTATCGAAGGTCGCGAAATCGCAATACGCCTTGCCGGGGAAATAATCCGTGTACTTGCCAACGCCCGGATTGATGTTGTAGACAAAGATCGCCCATTGCGCCAACTGCGCATCGGCCATCATGCGATCATGGATCATTTGAAACCATTTCTGAAAAATCGCGGCATCTTGCGCGCCGTAATAGTTCCAATTGCCATTAACTTCGGTCGCGATGCGCAAGAAAAAAGGTTGGCCAATCTTTTTCAATTCCGGGATCGCCGCATCGATCTCTTTGAGCATCTGCGTATTTTCCGCAGTCCCTGTCTTGATCGTGTTCGCAAAATTTACGGCCGGCATTGATGTGCTATTGGCGCCGGATTGGTACGGGTTATCCGAATACCAGGTCACTTGAATAATGGCGCCCTTTGCCTTGGCATCCGCAGCTAGCTTCTCATACGTGCCAATGTCGTATGCACCGCCGGGATTTTGCGGTAGCACGATGCCCCATGCGGCAAAGTCTTTGCCGGTCTGTGTTTTAAACGACGCCACCGGAATTTCAGCGGCTGTATCGGAGCCCGGCAGACTTGAGGGCTTGCTCCAAATATCCAAATGCTGCCCGAGTAACACGCCCTTGCCTTTAAGGCCGGCAATGCTGCGAATCATGCGGGTTCGTAAGCTATCGGTGGGCGGCGTTACTGGCGGCGGTTGCACGGTGAGGCTAATCGATTTGTTAGCATTGAGCGCCGCTAAGTCGGCAGCCGATAGAGCAAAAGTGGTCATGGGGTATCCTTTAGTGATTGGGTTCGGCGGCAGGCGGCGACGATGGCATCGGCACGGTCTGCTTCGGCGAACAAGAAAGGCCCGATGTCAGGCATAGCGATAGGGCTTGGCGGAACGTTCCCGGCGGCGGCAGGTCGATTAGCACTGGCTGTGATATCGGGCAGGCGGGCACTGGGAGTTGATGGGCACAGGCGCACAGGTACCACGGGATAGGTAACATCAGCATGACGAAGTTGCGCGATTTCTTGCTCATAACGAGCATCCTTTGCAGTGTTGGCGATTGTTTGCTGTTCATACGCACGGGCGAGGGCTGCCGCTTGTTGGGCTTGTTGGGCTTGATACTTTTCGGTGCCGCGCTGGTTGCCGAAATAATAGCCACCGCCAAACAACGCTAGCACCACGCCAAGCACCACGGCGGCAATCACGGTGCTACTCATGGCGGATCGCCCTCATTGCGCCCGTGCAACGAATTCCAGTGACCAATAAGCGCAGTGATCCCGCCAAAGACAATTGGCACCATGCCGCGATAATGTTCCGGTATCCATATTTTGATTTGCTCGATATTCAGCTCAAGCACGCCAAATAACACACCCGCGTACCCGACAATTTTCGTGCGGTTGCGGCACAACCAGGCGATCATGCGATGCCGGTTAAAAGGATCTGTGCGAGCGCTGAATAACGAGCGGGAAGCTCGCGCGCCGCATCGCTATCAAGTAATTCGTCATGTGCCGCCTGCCAATTTTGAGCGCCGAGCGCCGCCAGCATTTTCGGAAAATGCAGCAAGCCCAAGATGCCTGCATTGAAGGCAACTTCAATGACCACAGAGAGGCGCGCATCATCCAACGAATGCGCCCACCAATAGGTGCTAACGGCCTGCGCGCATTCGCCAAGCTGCGCGCGTAATAGAGCGCGCGCCGCGATAGTGGATATACCGGCATCAATATTGAAGCCAAAACCAATCGTTTCGTTGCCTTTTGTATCGAGGTATTTTCGCGGCCTGAATCCTTCCGCAAGTTCGGTGCGCGGTTCGGCGAGATCAAGTGCGCTCACGAATGCAAGTGATAGCCGGCAATCAAGCCCGCAATCAATGCCAGGGTTACCGAAATCCATACATCATAGCGTGACCAAATAGTCTTAATCTTGGCCTCATCGGCCGCGACGGCTGCCGCGAATTTCTTTACTTCCTCTTGCGCTTTATCGATATCACTCATGCTCAGCTCCCCGTGGCGATGTAATAGCAACTGCCGGCGTTGCCGTTGGTAAAACTAAAGCCCGCCGCCGTGACGCTGCCCGGCGTAATCCAGCCCACATCTGGCGATGCGTAATTGGCGGACCAGACCACTGCGTTGCAAGTGGTCGGAAAAGCGCTCGCAAAGGTCACGGCAACCGTACCGTTGATGCAAGAAAAAGTCCCGGAACGCGTGAGCGTGAGCCCGGCCGCTGCGGCCGTCACAAAAGCAGTCGTAGCTAATTGCGTGGTTGACGTACCGACAGTGGCGGTGGGCCCTGCGGGAATGCCGGTGAAGGTCGGTGATGCGATCGGCGCATACGCGGATAGCGATGAGGTAAGCGCATACGGCGCAAGCGCCGTCACCAAATCTGCCATTGTCACATAGTTCGAAAGGCTGGCAATCGTCGCATAGGTGCTGAGCGCAGAAGCTAAGCCCGCCGCATTGATGTAGCTGTTGATCTGGTCGACGGTCCAATAGACATTGGCAGCCGCATCGGTCAGCACCAGCTTGTAAGCAAGGCTTTGATCGAACCAAAGCGAACACATGCCGTAACTATTAAGCACGATGGGATTAGTATTCGCCGTCCCCATGGTCTCGTCGGTGTAGGTCGCTTGCGGTGTAGTCGTGCCGGCGGCATAGGTAAAGAGTTGACCGCCGACGAGGAATTGGCCATTTTTGGCAAAAGCTTGGAAAATCGGCGGTGGCGCCAACTGTGCGGGCATAAAAACCTCGAAAGTGTGATGTTGCTTTGCGCCGACAGAGTTAAGCGCGCTAAACTGGCGGCCCCTTACAAGGAGTTCCGCATGAAAGTCGTTTACTGGTTAACCGCGTTTTTCTTTTTGACCGGCTGGGTAGTCGCCGAAGATGCCGTGGCCGGCGCACTGTTGGCGCTACTCGCCTTCGGCGCGCTATACGCAATCCGCTGGGTGCTAGTGCAAACCTTCGGTCACGATTACAAACAACGCTAGACTAGTGGTCCTCAAGGCCGGCGCCTGGCTTGAGGACCGTTTCTAACATTCGCTGCCGGGCGCCGGCTTGCAGATGTTCGGCGGCCTTCCCCGCCAAATAATTCACGCCCGGTATGGGCTGCGCCGTATGATGCAAAAATTGCCCAACACCGCTATCTGCGATCGATGCCACGTGCGTATGCGAATTATTGAAACCAGCGCCGCGTTTTTGCTCCATCGTATAGCGCGCTACGCGTCCTAATTTCGCGACGTTTTCTATTAACTCAGGATCGCGCAATAGCTCCTTGGCGCGCGGTCCAATCTCGGTTTCTAGCGCATCGTTATAGCCGCGCTGTCGAAAATTTCCGCTATCACCAATAATGCCAGCGCTATCCTTTAGATGATTTAGCGCAATCGCGGTCATAGTTTGATGTGCGGCTTCGTCATCGCCGAATAGAGTGCGCATTCGCTGCAGATTTGCTTGACTACCGCCGAGTACGTATTTCTGCGCAAAGTTCTTATTCAAGTCTGACGCTTCGCCGCGCGGCGTAATGTCCAAGTCATCGGCGGCGGCGCGATATGCAGGGTTAATCTTCTGCTCAGCGAAGTCCGCTTTAGCTGCCTTGCGCGCCACATCATAGAGCGCCTTTGCCTTGGCGCTAGTCTCCCCGGCGGGCGGCGTATCCTCTAGCGCATCGCGCACCTTATTGACCGCCGCCTCGGCGTTGCCGTCCCCGGCGCGTTGTGCCTTGCGCGCCTCATTGGCCAACGTGGTGCGGTGCGCCTCGAAATCATCCAATGACATTTTTCCCCCGCTTTCGGTCACGTCATCGAGAATGCCGCGCACCGCTGCCGGCAAGAAACGGGATTTGCTTTGCGGCTTTAAGGCGGCTTCGGCTTGGGCTACGAATCCCGAGCCATCCATCTGCAGATCGCCATCGTTGGCCGCTTTGGCAGCGTTGTACTTGGCGGTGATATCGGCCTTGCGCGCCAAGCGCACATCTTTGAGTCTATCAATCAGCCCCTGGCTATTCTGTAATGTGCTGTTGCCAACGGCGCCGGGCGCCGCTTCGCGCCGCAAGGTATCCAGGCTTTGCGTAAGCGCATCATTTTGCTGATTGAACCGTTCGCCGATTTCTGGATGCTTCAGTTTTGCGTTGAATTCGGCTGAGGCCATGGCCGAATCGTCGCGCGCCTGGCCGGCCATGAGGCGCACTGGTACCGGGAGTGATTCTGCGTCATGGATTCGCTCTAGCGCCGTTTGGTTAAGCTTGCCGCCCTGTGCGCCGATGCGCGCAATTTCGTCCTGGGTTTCAGGCGTCATTTGTGAAACATCGCGGCCGGCGCCGGCCGCGCCGCCCGATTGTTGCGCGGCGGCGCGATCAACAGCCGCTTGGGCGGCCATGGTCGGCAATTCCGGTGCACCAGTGCGCGTCAGCGCCACATTGCCACCGCGAATGCCCCTCGCGAGACCCAGGGCACCCAAAACCGTAGGTGCTGCCTCAATGGCCGTCGACACGACCGGCGGCAATCCCGCTTCGGAAGATTTGCCGGCGAGGTAACGCGCGCCGGCTTGCGGCCAGTTGAGCGGATTGTAATTAGAAGCGAGCGCGCCGCTTAATGCCTGGCCGGCGGTGCTGTCCGGCTGGTATGTTTTATCGGTTTCATCCTGTACTGCCTTTGCCGCCGCATCAAGTCCTTGGCCGGTCGCAAGATTCGCAAGCCCCTTATAACCGCCGACAATGGCATGCCCCGTACCGCTGATAATGTGGTGCGCCGTTTCTGCGAGCGGATTGTCGGGTCCACGCGCCAACGCATCGCGCATTTCTTCTGTTTTATTCTTAGACTTCGCGGCCTTCGGTAGCGGGTTCGCGATTACATGGTCGATATCATCATCGCCGGTTACAGCGGGCGCCTGATCGGCGCTATCTAGCACCACACGGAAATCGTCATCATCCATTAGGGCGCCCCATGGTATTGCGCGCGATCTGCCCTATCTTTAAATGCCTGCAGCGCAGCCTTGTCTAATTTGCCGCCGCTATCGACAAAATGTCGGCGTAAGAATTGCTGCCGCTCTTCGCCTTTCGGCAAATCCTCATACTGATAGGTTTTGACGTCCTGATCGCTCATAAAACCCTGGTCGACAGCGCGCAAGCCGGTGCTGCTACCGGTCTGGCTGCGATGCTTGCTTGCCACATTGGCACGCGCCTGATCCATGGCGGCTTGTGCGGCAACGTAGCGCGCCGCTTCGCGAATCGCCGCCGGGTTCATGCTATCGGGCGATGGCATCGCCGCCTCAACATGCGCTTGGGCGGCATCGGTCGATGCGCCATGCGCCTGCTCGCGCTGCAGCATTAATTGTTGCGTCATCTTGCCAAGCAATTGCCGCCGCGTATCGAAGTCATCCGCCGTCGACTGAATACCAAAGAGCTGCTTCAGCGTTGACAGCTTGGAGGCCGCGCCCTTGGTCCATTCGCCGGTCTGCAGGCCATCGGCGAGCGCCTGAATGTCTTTCGCTTGGCTGCGAATTGTGCTGGCTTTGCTTGCCGCCTTGGTAATGTCGTTATACAGCGCCTCATCGTTGGCGGCGCCCTGCGTGCCTTCGGTGCCGGCGGCGCCCACCGCGCGTTTATAAGCCGGCTGTTCGGTCGGCGCCAAGCCTTTGACGATGGTACCCCCCACGGGCGCCAAGCCGCCCGTAACGGCGCTCTGCTGCGTACCCGTGATAGCTGGCCCAACATCGGCCTGACCGCCCACCAGCGGGCTTTTGCCGGTCACCGAATAGCCAAACTGTGCGAGCTGTTGATCGCGCGCCTTCTTGAGCGCGGTGGCGGCCTGCGGATTCTGCGCCGTCGACGGGTCGGCGGCATGGTCCAGGAGCTTTTTCGACCAATGCGCAGCGCCCGCGAGCCCTGGATTTTGTTCCACCGCCGCGTCGATCTGGCGCTCGATTTCCGCGTTCGGCGCATCACTGCCGACAAACGAGGATGCTACTCCGGCCAGGATCTGTTTTTGATCCTGGCCTAAATCGGTGACTGCTTGCGACAGCGCGGTTTGCGTTTTCTCACCGTCGCGAATTTTTGACAAATAATTCTCGCCCGTGGTCGGTGCCAGCGCATGGATATCATCGGCCATATCGGCGGCTTTTTTCCCCTTGTTACCGGGCAAGGAAAGATAGGTCGCTACCTTCTGCCGTTCGGCGAGATCAATTCCGCCCTGCGCCGCGCCTTGCTGCGCGGTTTGTTGTGTGGCCAAGCCGGTTTGCAGGTTTTGCGCTTGCTGTTGCAGCTGCAATTTCTTGCTCTGCAATCCCAGAATGTCGTTCAGCGTGCCCATCACGTCGGGCGATTTCACACCGAGTGCGGGATATTCGCTCATTCGAGCCCCGGCAGGTTTACCGTGTAGCCACCCTGCGTTGTCGTGCCGCCGGCCCCGCCAACAAGCGGGCTTGTTTCGGCCGGTGCGCCGCCGCCGTACTGCGCCCAAAGCGCGGCATTAGCGGCGCCGCCGCCCAATGCATTGGCCGCGCCCACGGCGCCAGACCCTTGCGCGCCGCCGACATTCGACAAATTACTGCCGATCCCGCCCGCGTACGAACTGCCGCCCGTGGCTTGATTCGAGGCCGCCGCTTGGCCAGTCTGCGCAATGCTGTTCAAGCGATTGAAAGTATTATTTTGCTGCGTCTGATACTGATTGAATGCGTTATTAAATGACGTATTCGCGAAATTCTGATTGAAAGACGTCAGATCCTTCAATGCCGCGCCCGACAAGCCACCGACCGCTGAAGTGTCCTGATTGAGTGTGCCTTGGGCGCCTTGCTGCAATTGGAACTGATAGGCGGGCGATAGCGATTTGAAGGTATCCGCATTGAAATTCTGGTTCAACGAGCCATAGCCGCCGCCGGCCGCATCCGCGCTACCTTGATTCGGGCCAACGCCGAGCAAATAATTAAGACGCGACTGTGCGGCATTGCCCGATTGCACATACGGTGCCTCATTGCCAACCACCGTATTAAACATGCCTTCCTGCGTATTGGCGGCATTTTTCGAGGCAGCGGCTTGCTTATTGCCGGCATAGACGGAGGCGCCCGCACCGACAACGGCAGCGGCGCCGATGGCAGTAGCTACACCTGACATGTCAGCATCTTGTGAATTTGTTCGCCGAGAGCACGCAATGTTTCGGCGGGTTCGAAAATGTCATTTTCCAACCATTCAGTATCGCGCACATTGGCGGGATTCGGATGCACGGTACGGCCCAAGCAATCGGTCACGGCGTACAGCACCATGTGATAGCCAGGTGTCGTGAACATGGTAAATGGCGCCTCGATCGCGCGCTTGCCCTGCGGCGAAATATGAATGAGCGAGCCGGATAGCAACTGACACTCATGGCCATGGCGATGCGCACGGCCTAGGAAAAGCGTATCGGCGGGAATCAACATATCGCGCGTATAAGTCTCATAGTCGTCAAATGAATGAGTAACCGGGCAATCAATCTGCGGCGTTTGTAGAAATTGGAAAGTTAATAGCGCAACCTTGTCGCGCCACGACATTGATGGCAGTTGATCCCACATCGGAATGATTGCTTGCTGCATGTCGCATCGCCTGTAATTTTTGTACACACAAAATTTCCGCCATCATCTTGTTGAGCTTCTGCAGCTCAAGCAAAATTGCTGCTTCATAATTCATTCCGCAAAACCATCCAATGTGAAGACGACGCGCACGCCAAGTGAGGTTGCCAACGTTTGCGATGCCTGCATTAGCATTCTTGCGAGAATCGCCGAATCAAGCGCAGAGAGGCGCAGTACCTCTACCGGACGCCCAAAATTAATTGCAACCTGATTATTCTCGATCGAAACGGCCGCCTCTAAAATCATGCGGAACGCTATCGAGGCTTCATTTGCGCCGCTACATCGGCTTCAATGACCAAGAGTTCGCCGCTGGCAATAGCGCTTAAGAATGCCCGACAGCCTTGCGCCGCCTTAAGTGATTCGTCATTGGCCTTAACAGCGGACTGCGCCACTAAGGCTAAAGCGATTTCAGCGAATTCTTGGAACGGCGTTTTCATCAGGCCAGACCTATTTCGCCTTCCGCCTCAAAGGTAATTGAAGTATTCGCGCTTGCCAGGCCAGTCAAGAAATCGGCGGCATCAAGCCGTAAGCGGCCATAACAGTCGTATGGCGTATTAGCGGGAATCGCTAATGCGGTTCCTAAAAACTCGGTACCGGCTGCGCTGCCGCCACTTGCGCCGATGTAGAATGATACGGTGACTGTGCCGCCGGTTTTGTTGACCAAGCGAATATGTGTGATAAGTACATAGGGCTGCGTTTGTGTGTAACCTATCGGTCCCGCAAGCGACGTGATCGTGGGATTAACAATGTTCGCTATGGACGTGGTAAGTGCCACGGGACCGAAACGAACCGGTTTATTCTGCATCTAGCTCTCCGAAGGATAATTGCGACGCGAGGAATTAATGCGCAACGCCATTCACGTAAATGCCGCCGCAATTAATCGTGCCTGGTCCTATGTTGCCGCCCGTAGGACTGCCGATAACCACGCCGCCATCGCCGAATATGCGAAATAGAAATGCGGTGCCAGACGCGTTATAAATAGACACCGCTTGATCTGCCGCCGTGGTGCCGGCCTCAATGACCAAGCCGAAAGAACCACCGGAAGTACTAGAGCCTATGAGGAACGCCGCGTAACCATTGGTGGGCCCATTCGTGGTTAGCGTGTTGCCGCTGGCTGGTGCATTTATGAATACTTCGCGCGTGCTGGCAACTTTAAGAACCTGGGTCCAGCCGCCGTTGAATTGCCACAATTCCGTTTGACCTACGGAATGTTGCAATATCGTTGAGGTATTGTTGACGGTATCAAAAAACTGAATATTTGGCCCCTGCGCAATGCTATTTACGGTACCGCCGCCGCGCGCAACTTGAATATCTGCGGAAGCTGTAGTAGCAGCGTTGCCACTGTTAATTGCCAAGGCGTATGCGCCGTTAATACTAGTCAGCGTCAGCGTTGGGTTAATGGTGGCCGGTGCGCTAATGGCGACTACCCCATTTGGATCAATCGATATGCGCTCTATGGCGCCGGTGAAAAACCCTAGCGCCTTACCCGTTGCATTGGTGCCTATCGATAGCGGGTTAACGCTCGATATCTCAGCCGTGTTCGTCAGCAGCACTGAGCCATACGAGTGCAGCACGGTCGATAAGGATGCGCTTTGCGTGCTATTCGTCGCGCTACCGATCGTTAATGCAGGCCCGCTCACGGCATCCGCAATTGTCACATTACCGGATACATTGCCGGTAAGGATCGCGCTACCGCCCGAACCTCGGCCCCACGTAAATGCGCCATCGCCAAGTACCGCAGCAAGCGACTGGCCGGCGGTATTGAAAATATCGAGCGCATGCGTCGTGCCGGTATTGGCGACGGTCTGAATCGTTACCTTGGAAAAGAATACAACGCGGGGTAGCGAATACATCCCCGGCAATGCCTCTTCCGGCGCATCCGTATCAAGATATGCAGCCCAGCCAGCGGCTATCGGTCCAACCGGGCCTTGCGCGCCAGCGGGACCGGGAATCATGAGCGTGTCTTCTGTCTCATTATCGGTATATGCGGTCCAGGCGCCACCGTTACTTGAAACCGCTGCACTCGGCGCAATGCTTGGCGGCGCGCCGTTCGCAACTTTCGTTATCAGCCCTTTATTGTTAACTGAAATGTTCGCATTAAAATAATTGCCAGGCACAACGCCAGGTTGCGATAGCAGATCCAAAACGATGGTTCCGCTATCGGTAATCGGTGAGCCGTTGACTAAGAAATCGGTGCTCTCGATCGCCACCGACTGCACGGTGCCTAAATTGGTGCTCAAGCCTTGAAAGAAAAAATACCAGTTCTTTGATGTCTGGCCGCCCGCACTATTGAGCGGAATTTCAAATTTCGGCAGTGCCGGACTATTCTGGCCGCTCATGCAGCGGTAGCCTCGGCGTACAACGTCGCGCCAACGATGTCGCGTCGCACCGGATCACTTACAACCACTTCCCAGACGCGGTCACGCGCGCGGCCCAATTGGCGCCACATGACACGGTGCTTGGTTTGTCCGGTCTTGCCGATGGAGCGCCAGTGCTCATTACTCCACGTTTGGCCGCCATCATCCGACCATCGCAGCATGGCTTGAGGATTGGTGGCAATTACCGCCGGAAAGGCGCTGCTACCACCAGACTGGGCGCCCACATTGACGGTGATAGCGTAGGTATCGCCTATCGTGAATTCCGGACCCGTGGGACGAATGATAGGATTGATCCAATAGATAAAGCCGTCCATGCCATCCGTGGGCATGACGTCGGAACTGGTATAAGTCCAAGGCGTGCCGTTTTTATCAGTGAAGCTGATAGACCATACGGCACTCATCGCGGCGCCCTCAAGCGCCACGATAAAACCATCGCCGCCACTATTGCCACGATCTGACCAAAGGGCCGCTAAAGGAAATCCAGCCAGCAAATAATCCGCTGGTGTAATCGCCCCCGTTGGCCCATAGGCGTTATCAGCACTGATATAGCCAATACCATCATCGCCGATCAAAATGCCGCTTTCAGCAAGCATCGTTAAGCCGAGCGGACCAGGCGGCGGTTGGTAGCCCACGCCCGGCATGAATTCCACCTGTAACTGCGACATGAAAACGCGTTCGCGTGTGGCACGCGTCCACACATGCGGCGTACGACGCACGGCGCGCAACGGCGCGCCCGCATCTGTGTAATAGGCGCGTGACATATCATGCAATTGGCCGGTCTGATAATCGCCGACGATGCGCACGTTACCGAAGTTCATGAAGCAATTGGAGCGATGCCGATGATAGATACCGGTCGACTGGTCGTAACTTAGACGCTCATGCCAGAATTTCGAAGTGAAGTCATAACACCACGTCTTATCGGCGGTTGGGAAAATGAGCATGTAGAACAAATGCCCCTCTTCCTCATACGCGTAGCCGATGGCATCGGAGACCACTGGATATTGCGAAATCGCAAACTCGACCGCATGCGTGCTGATGCGCATCCACGTATATTGATTGGTGCAAATAACAACGTTCTGGCCCTGTTCGTTCGCGGCCAGCCAGACCAATTGACCGCCAGCGCGCGTAATTGAATAGTTAGAACTGCAACCAATCTGCGGACCCACACCGGGAATGCGCTGAAACGGGAAATTCGCACCGCCCGCGTTGTACCACACTTCACTGGTGCGCTCACCGATGAGCCACAATTCGCGATTGTCCTCGTATAAAGTAATGAGGTTATCGGTACTAGAATCCTTGAGCGCGAAGAAAAGTCCCGGAAACAGCATCGAATAAGGGCCCGGACCGGTGCAAAAAAAAGTCCGCGATGCCGGCTGATTAAATACCAAAAATCCTTCAATGAAGGCAATGTGATCGGCGCCCAAAAATCCAGAATCGGTGATCTGTCCAAAGGTCGGAATAGTGAGCGTGAACGGTTCTACCGCGCTATCGCTCTGTAATTGCGCGGTGGCAATCGCGGCGCCCGTAAGCGGCGTGGTCCAAGTGACGGCCGTGCTGCCATTAGTAAACGTGCCAATCACCAATTGCGCATTGCTAAACAGGATCGTATCTGTGCCGCTAGTGCCGGCGAATGGTGTAGTGAGCGTGCCGCTTAAGTCGCCGATGGCAAAATCTGCGGTGAATATCAACGGCGTGCCGGCCGTGCTTGCGGTGGCCGCCTGGTCCATGGTGATCGTCAGACCATTGGTATCGACATATATAATGTGCGTATCCGCCGGCAACGCGCCACTGGTCGCCGATAACACGCCGCCGTCCGATACGATTAATCCATTCGGCAGCGATCCCGGCAGTACCAGGGTATTGCTGCCGGCGGTGACCGAGCCCGTGAACGTGGGCGCGTAAGGCGTGCCCTGCAAAAGATAGTAATAGCCGTAAACGCCATCGACGATCACGCAATAGCCGCCCAGGCCATTTTGCAGTTTGCCGTTATCGCGCATGATGACCGGCCCAATGGTGGTTCGCAGCGTGCCTACCAGGGTCGCGGCATAGGTCGGAATGGTCGCGATGGTCGCGGCGGCGGTTATCGTGACCAAGTACACATTTGCCGATACCACGATTAGCGCTTGCGTGCCGCCTGGCAGCACGTAGGAGCCACGCACCGGGCCCGTAATGGTGTTCAGTACGGGATTAAGGCCAGGGCAGCCTAAGAGCGCCAAGGGCTCCTTTGCGTCATCACTCGGATCTATTTCCACATACCAATTAATGAGGCGCTGCGCATCCTGCAATGGCAACGGCGCTTCGTAGGAGCCGCCCACGAAGCCGAAGTCTTGCCCCTGGTACATCGACGTTACGCAAAACCACCATGAATGATCCATCCGGCATCGCGTACTTGCGCGCGCGCAATGGCGCTGTCAAAGCGCAAGGTAACTACCGGACTATCATTCAGCGTCTTGATCAATTCCTTGGCCTCTTTCGCCTGTAAGATCAACTGCGGCGATGGAGTTTTGCCGTACTGCGGCGCAAGTTCCAGCGCCAACAATTTCTTGAGTGCCCGCGAGTACCCCTGCGGCAAATCATAAGCGGTCGTGGTCGATGGCCACGCGCGAATAATCAAATCGGTGAAAATGTGCGCGGTATAGGCTGCGCCCGGCGCCGGATAGACATAGAGCGTGCCATAGGGGAATGTCGGTTGATAGGTCGCGATGTATGGCCATGGCCCCTGCACATTCTTAAGCAATTCTTCCTTATAGCGATCGAGACTCGTCATCTCATAGGCGTAATCTAAATTACTATTGCCGCTGGTGGTCGCACGCGTAAAGCCGTCGCGAAAGCGTAGTGGCCGATCGATCGCGATATCGCCGGGCACGGTGTATTGGAATGTATCGGGGTTAAGTGACGGGGTCGTGCTCGCTTCTGCCGACAGCGTCAGCGTTGTACTGCCAATCGCGATTACGGTTACCGCTTCCGGCGCTAGCGACGTGCCGGCGCTGAATACCGCCGCTGTATCGGTAACGATTGATCCCTCGACGATATCGGACGGCATGAATGGGATGCTCGTAATGATCGCGCTGCCACCGGTCACGGTGCCGGTAAACGTTGTGCCACTTACGGGATTGCCCACCGTGTAGCGATATTGCCCCTGTATCCACGGATAAATTGTTTCCACCTGTGTGTACATGAAACATTCATCGGTGCTCAAGGAATCAATTAAATCATTGAGCACAACCAATGACGTGTTGGCGTCCGATGGGTCCAGTACTTCGCCGGGCGAATACGAATTGATGTTGAGTAATGCGCCTTGGATGATTTCGAGCGCGGTGGTTGCCATCACCAATAGAACCAATTGCCAAGTTGTGCGCTGTAAGTAAATGATTTTGCGCCAGCAGCGGTTCCAGCAAGAGTTGTCGGCGCGCCCTGAAATGTCGGAACAAACGAAATTGCCGTAATTGCTTGCGATGACAGAAGATTAAGCACGTCACCGTCAAGCGGGCCAGGCGGCATTGCGATAGTGAGGCTTGCCAACGGCACTGTTGGCTGCAAATAGCAATAGAGCGTCGCTTGCGGTTGAGGCGGGTTTGGAAGTGCAATAGTTGCGCCACTATTCGGTGAGTTAACGAAAACGATTCCTTGCGCGGGCGCTGGTGTTGCTGGTGCCGTAAATACGCCACTAATATATGTGCCGCCGATTTGCGCATTCGGCTGGTCTGTAGCTAGCGCGAGCGTGTTCGGTGTCGGGTCATAAGTAGTAACGCCATCCCAAGCAATTAGATTGATGATCATATGAGATGGATTGACAACTGCGTAAAGCGGATTGGCCATATTAATAAATCGTGATTACAATAATTATTCCAGGGCCACCGGGGCCGCCGGGGCCAGGCGTCCCGGTGCTCAGTGACGAACCGCCGCCGCCGCCGCCGCCACACATTGCACCAGTACCTCCCGTGCCTCCCGTGCCTCCCGTAAAGGATGTGGCGCCGCCGCCAGATCCACCACTACCGGGAAACCATGGGTTCAAATCGTTTCCCGGCAAGCCATTGCCGCCATTACCTGATGTCGATGCGACGCCACCAGCATTTGTGGTTGAGGATCCAGATTGCTGTGCTGATCCTCCGTTTTGTCCAGTGCTTGCAGTGAATCCACCGCCAGAAGCACCGCTACCGCCGCCACCAAACATAGGGGCCGCTAGACCTTGCGAACCTGCGGCGGTGATTATTCCGGTACCACCGCCGCAGCCATTACCAGGCGATGTTGAGGCCGTGTTGCCTGGAACGCCGCCCGGCCCATTTCCGGCGGTTCCGGGACTTGCCCCGCTTGCATTTCCTCCTGCTCCACGCGAACCACCACCGCCGCCGCCGCCTGCGTTAGTTGCGCTCTGTCCAGCAGAGCCGCCGCCGCCGCCGAACGCAAATGACAACGCGCCGAAAGAATTATTGCCGCCGCCGCCGCCATTTGTATTTGCCGCGCCGCCCGATCCAGCCGCACCGATAGTGACCGTTTGTGACGATCCTAATGTTGCTGGTGGAAAAACTTCATAACGAAAACCGCCGCCGCCGCCGCCGCCGCCGCCGGAATTTGCAACGCCCAGAGTTGTCGAGGTACCACCACCACCGCCGCCGCCTGGCGCGGCATTTATCACGATATGAGATTTTGGACTGCTACCGGATAAATTCCATGTACCGCTTAAATTGAATATCTGTACATCCGATGATTGCGCAACGCCCAACATAGCAATGACTTGTGCAACGGTCAGGTCAGCCTCATTCGCGGCGCTGCCGGTATTGTTGCCCTTTAGCGTATTGGCGGGCGCTTGCGCTAACTCGGCGTTCGTGATCGAATTGTTGCCAATCTCAATATCGGCCGTGGGGCCGGCCGGATTCGTGACCGTCAGCGTGCTTGAAGTAATTGAGCTGATCGTGCCCGTAGCGCCGCTCGTCTGACTTAGGCTCTTGAGCATTACAGCCCTTCGCCTCGCGTGAAAATTACGCCGCCGCTACCGCTGCTTAAGATCACGCTGGCCGCATTCACTTCGGCCGCAACGGAAACCACTACGACCGCGCCCGGCGCTACCGGATAACCCAATGTCGCGGTTGCCGCCGTAACGCTGCCGACAATGCCGAAATTCACATAAGCCCACCCGCCCGTGGTGTTAGCGATTTGAATCTGTACTATTTGGTTATTCGTGGTGCCGACGAAGGGCGTTGAATTCGTGGCGGCGCTGGTGCTCGCCGCGATCGTGGTGGAGGTTTTTAAAGAACCCGCGACCGTGCCCGCTGCGGGCGTGTATAGCGGTTGGAAGGCGCGCGTTTCCATTAGAAAATCGTCGACGGGAGAGATGCTACGCCGCCGTCCGCGACGTTTTCGGTGCGTGTCACATTAAGCAAAAATGGCTGCGCGGCCGTGCTAGTGATGTCCGCAACCGTGAGGTTGGCCCATTGAATCGTAATGACGTCTTTGGCAGAGACGTACATGGCAGATACGGCGAGGCCGGTCACCGTCGATTGCTGATTCCATTCGAGAACATCACCAATGCGGATGCCGCTAACCGTCAATGTGCTGTTAGTGGTTGTGGACGCGGTGACCGTTGCCGGCACGGCCACACTTGCAAGATAAATTGTTTGCGAAAAAAGATTGTTGCCGCGTAATGCGGTTGCGGAACCTGGCATGAGCGATACTCCTAAAAGAAAAGGGCCCCAAAGGGCCCTTGAAGGTTGCTACCGGGAGTAGCTGGAATCAGGTTGCGGCATTCAACGTATTGGAAATGTCGTAGCCGTATACGAATAGATCAACGGCTGTCGCCGCCGCCGAGACTACGGTGGAGTTCAGATATAGATAATTGGACGCGCCGCCGCTGGTGCCCATGGTCGCAATCTGTATCGACGTGTTGGCGCTTTCCGCCACCGTTGAACTAACGTATTTCGTGGGACCCGTGAGCGCGGTTAGCGCCGCAGATGCCACAATGCTCGTACCGGTGACGCCCGGACCACCATTCAAGCTCACCGTGAGCGCAGCGGCAGTGCCGCCCACCGCATTAGTGAAATACACTGCCGTGACGATAAATGAAACAGAATTGATAATTGGCAGCACGGCGATATCGCCGATGCCCCCCGCTACCGGAATAGACTTCGCCGCCGCAAGCAAACGCAGGGCATTGTTGCCCTGCGAAGCCGAAGAGACATTGCTATAGATTGGCGTGAGGACCGCGACCGTATTACCGGTGATCGAAGAGGCCGGGCCCGGATTGACTTGTGCCATGTGTGACTCCTATTAGCCCGCGATCCGAATTCCGAGCGAACGGTATAGGCTGGCCGGCCCATACAGCACATCCGCGCGAGTCGGTTCACTGTCATTATTGATGGTGTATTGCGTAACGCAGCGAATCGACATTCCTACGTCTTCATCGTCATAGGCGCGTACCGCCATTTCAACGCCCTGAGGCAGCGGCAAATCGGCGAATGCCAGCGCATACGCATACTTGTGGAACACCAACCCCTGCGGTGAGACGACGCCCGCATTCGAAACGCCACCGTTCACGGTGATGACCGCCGAGGCGGCCGGCGCTGCGCTAACGTTTTGGAATTGACCGCTAGAGATGATCGCATCGCCAATCGTCAGCGTGAGTAAGCCACCACTACCACCAGATGTATAAACGCCCGTGGTCGGATTAAACGTGCCATTGGTCAGCGTCGCCGGCCCGAAAGTCAGGCCGGTCTGTGCCGCGCCATTCGGCGGCGTGATGAACCCGCCCGGCGGCAAGACGACGAACTGCTTCAAAGCCTTGCCGTACTGCAAGCGATTCTGCGGATTGACCGGATAGACGCCTGCAATTTGGATGGTATCGCCAACCTTGATTACGCCCGTGCTGTTGGTCCAGCCGCCAGTCGAGAGCGTGCCAGAAGCGGCCCAGCCGCTTGTCAGCAATGCGGTACCCGCTGGCGTTGCCGTGACAGTCGGAGAGCCGCCCTGTATTCCTGTGGTGAATGATGGGATATTTTGATCCTCCCACCAATCGAGGCCCGCGAAGTTGCGCGCAATCAGGCCCTTGTCCACATAGTCACCAATTTGCGCTTGCGGGTTAAATAGTCCCTTGATGCTATCGGTAGCTGCCGACATACTGATCGGGTCCAATACGCAATTCTTTTCACCCTCAGTTGGGCATGCTTCGGCCGCCAGATACGCGCGCGCGTCGGAGAAAATCTTATAGCTCGCGGGCGACGTGCCGAACTGGCCCAAGGTGGTGGCCGTGTTGAGGAAGGCATACTGCGCGGTATCGCTATCAATGCGATTCGCAACGGTGGCAATCTGCGGCCGTAGAATGCGCTTCTTGAACATGTCCATGCTCAAGGCCAAATCTTGCGTGGTGAATTGCACGTCCACATGGAACTGATAGGCCAGGACCACCGGAGTAAAGGTTTCGTTGCTATCTTCGACGTTTAGCGGCGGCCCATAGGTGCCGATGTAACGGGGCGGACGGCGGATATTCACGGTATTGCCAACTTTCGCACCGGTCTGCGCGTACTCATTCGAGTACTGCCGTTCAACGCGATTGGCAATCACCAGTTCATTTTCGAGCACCACCAACGCCTCGTTGGTGATATAGCTCATGGTAAGCAGCGTATTGGCCATTAAAAGATACTCCTAAAGGGATGTTTAGGAGCGCCAACGGTTAGCGGCGTTTCACACGCGACCGTTCATAAGCCCGCAATTCCTTGTATGTCATTTTCGACGGGTCCGTATTGATATTCGCGGACATTTGCGATGACAAAGGTTTGATTGGTGGCGGCGCTCCCTCTTTGACCTTCGCCGCCGGTTCGGATTTTGTTTCCGCATCCGCCGGTTTTTCGAAGGTCTGTTCAAGGCGTCCGATACGCGCTATTGCTCGCAGCGGATTGAGTGCATTTATTTCAGTGACAAATTCTGGATGGGTCGCAAGGTAGTAAGACACCTCGCCGATATGCTCGCTTGCTGAGAGATATTGCAGTACCGCGTTATGCGTCTTGATGTCGGAAGCCGCCATAACCTCTTCGAAGTCAGGGCGCTTTTTAATCGTTTCCGCAATTCGCGCTCTCGCTTGCCGTTCCGCTATCGCCGCTTCTGCGGCCTTGCGCTCTCCATCCTGTCGCTGTCGGTCATCCTCTACGGCTTTGCTTGCTGCATAGGCCGCCAATTCCTCTGCGTACTCGAACGCCTTAAACTGCCCCTTGTCGTCATAAAACGCCTTCGGGTCTGGCTTGGTTTTTTCCTGCTTTGCCGCCGGGGCGGCCTTGGCGCGCAGCTCGCTCAATTCCTTTTCAAGCGTTGCGTTCCGTTCATCGGCTAGACGTTTCTCATTCCATTGCGTCTTAGCGAATTCTTCCGCATCGGCGGCAGCCTCGCGTGCCTCGCGCATCTCACGATGCTTGCGGTTAATGGTTGCATTTTTACGGGCGATGGCCTCGCGCAGTTTCTCGCTGCGCTCCATTTCCGCGCGCGTCTCATCATCGTCGGCTACATCGTCTGCCGGCGCATCAGCGTGCGCCGATTCCTTGATCTCAGCGGCATTGCCCGCGTCCGCCGCAGGCTTATCTTTTACAACCTCAAGGGCTGGCGCCTCTTTGGCCGGCTTTGCCTTGGGTTCGGACTTAATGGTCTCAACCTTGCCGGTAGCCACAAAGTCATTCAAACCTGCCGATGTAACTATTTTTCCCACATAAACCCCTGCGCCGTGAAGCGCCTTATTAGATAGAATCCTGGAAAAGCCAATGCGGCTTGTCATCAATCCACACATCAGCGGTGAACGCGGACGCCTTCGCTTTGCGCGAGGTGTAGACCACCGGACAGTTTATTTCGATTGACTCTGTCGGATAGCGCATGGTCACGCAAGTAACCGTATGGCCGCGCCGATGCGCACAATCGATGAAAGAATCCCATAGCTTTGGATCGGCGGTATAAGTGCCGTCGTAATCCAATGCGATGCGCATCAATCAGGCTTAGAGGCGGCCTTTTCGGCGGCGGCCAATGTTTCGCGCCTGGCTACCGTCTCGTGTTCGGCTTCCACATGGCTGTTGAGCAATTGCGCGCCGGCCTGAATCTCGGCGACATCGCGTTGCGTGACCGCGCGGATATGCGTGTCTTGCTGCTTGGTGGCATCGGCCGCCTGATCGGCCTTGGCCTTGGCCGCCGTCTTTTCGCGCTCGACGTGCATCCATCCCAATTCGGTGGACGTTTTGTATTTGAGTTCCAATTGCGCGTGCTGCAATTCTTGCGTCACTTGTGCGAGCTGCGACTGCAGCGCTGTCACGATGCCTTGCGCCTCTTTGGGCAGCGCCTGTACCGCCTTTTTCAGACTATCGGGGTTGGTCGGCATGAGCCGATCCGCCAATTCGGTGGCGCCGGCAAAGTCCATGTTGCGCACCAGCACATCGGCGCCCACCTTGGAAATTACTTCGGCCAATGGCGTTTTCAGTAAATCAATCATGGAGGCTGCGCCTTCCATGCGTTTGGTTTCATAGCCGGGCCCCGTGTCCATGACCACGTCATAGCGGCCCACCGTGAGATCATTTTTGATCTGCATGACTGCCGGATCAATCGGGCTCGGCTGCGCGTTATTGATCGGCGTCATTTGCGGCACGCCATCCTCACCAATGATGCGCTGCATGCGTTCCGTCGAGTAATAGAACGGAATTAATTGCACCAGAATCCGGCCCGTATGCGCTATCGCGCGGGTCTGATTGTCGTAATACTGGAAATGACCGATATCCGACAGAGCCTGACGCCTTTGTAGCGCGACGCCTGATATAGCCGCGCCAGGAACATCGGCGCTCGGTTCATGCGGCATTCCCGCAACCGCCATAAGATCTTGCTGTGCGCCTTGTGCGGCCTGTACCGCCCCCGCTGGTACAGGTATGGGCTGCATACGTTGTGGCGGCGGCAAAACTTGTTTCGAGCCGTCAGGCTGTTCAACAAAGGCGGGCTCATAAACCAGCGCGGAATACGGTTTTTGGTTCGCATCTTTCCATTCCGGATGACCGTCCAATTGGCCCGCAGCCACGATAAACGGCGCCTTGGGCGCAAGCGCCAGCAATTCCGTTTCCATGGTACGCCAGTAATTGTACATGCGCGCTGGGTCCATCAAATCCGCGACCATGCCCTTGCGGCGCACGCGCCCGTTCAAATCGATCACGTTGCCTTCGCAACGGATGACCGGAATCCATTTGTCGGGCAGCGGCGAATCGCCCTTGGAGCGCCGATCGACAATCCCGCGCCCGTTCAACTTGAACCATTCAATCTGGCGCCGCTCACTGGGCCGGCTGATCTTTTTGCCATTCGGGGCGGTGGCATAAGTGACCTTGGCGGCCACCAAATCATCCTCTAACACCTCGATCTGATCGGCAAACAGCGCCATGCCGTTGGTCATCCGATACAGCGTGTCGGTGGTTTTACGTACGCGATAGTATTCCGCGAGGCGGATCTCTTCCTTGGTTTCCCAATCCGAGAGCGCATCGCCCACGCCCGTGCGCTGGAATTCGACGTTATCGGCGTTTGGATATTCGCGCGCATAATCGGCGCGTTTCATCTTCTCCGTGATGATACACCAATCGGCATCTTCGCCCGCCGGCATGACGCTAGAGGGATCGAAATACACGGTAAACGGATTCCTGATCGGGACGATTTTTAGCTCCTGATCGAAGCTCCCTTCATCGATGAAGTCCGACAGCACGCGCCAATAGCCCCAGCCGATGGTTACGGCCGATTCGCCGCCCGTGTCATAACTGATGCTCGCTTGACTTAAATTCTCAATGTGGCGAATCAGGCCCGATATGACGGTAGCCTTTTCCACATCGGCGCCATCGCCCACCGGATGCACCTTGATGCGCGGGCGTTGCTGGCGCATGTTGTTGACCACGCGCCGCACAAAGGTATTCGTGTGATTGATGGTGAGCGAAGGCCGCTTGTCGATTTTTCGCTGGTTGTACAGATCATCTGGCCATTGCTGGCCGTCGCGAAACTCAAGGGCGGCCACGCCATTGGCGCGGTTATCGCTCTCGGCTTCCATCGCAATGCGCAACCGTTCCGCACACTCTTTGAAAATCTCATCATTCGTGACCGCCGGCTTATTTGCCTCACGCGGAATCTCAGGCATAACGCGGCGAAATATCGGGGGAAAAAATCGGGTAAAGCCCAATGCGCAAATGCAATGCGCGATACTGAATGCGCCAAACAAAAGTCAATGTCATGCGGCCAAGGCAACATTCATCCGTATAAATCGAATAATATTTTCCGCGCCACGGCGCCGGGATTCTCAGAAAATGCTCATCGCATCCGTGGCGCGTATTGAATTGCGCACCCAATAATTTCACTGCATCCAGCCCAAGCCATCGGCGCGCGACACGCGGCTGATGCTCTCGAATTGCGGCGCGATGATCTTTTTAGACTTCACGCAACTATGGCGCGCCATCATCATGGCGTAGCGCGTGGCGCTCATTAGGTCATCGTTTAGCTTCACAATCAACCCATCCTTGCGGTGGTACAAATTGAATTCCTCGAACCAATCCGCAAGGTGCGCAAAGACCATGAGTCGCCCAGTTTGCATGCGGTCGAGCATTTCGGTAACGCCCGCCTCCAGCCCATTGCTGCCATCGGGAAAGGTCGCGCGCACGCGCAGCAGGTTTAATCCCTGCGCGCGGTACTGCGCCGCCAACTGCTCGCCAGATCCTTTATCGTGCTGCAAGCCGTCATGCGGCCAGGCCCATGGCAGCCAGGCGCCCCACGGTTTGACCGATGAGCCAAACATGATCGGCGTTTGTTCGCGCGCGCGGTGCACGGCCGTGACATACAGAATGTCATTGTCGCGATCCCACGCGAGGCGCGCGGCGGCGCTCGGATGGTCCCACCCGAAATCGAGGCCGGCGATCTGCGGCCAGTGATCGGGAATTTGAAAGGCGCTTACCGTAATATCGTCCTGATTGACTGGAAACACGCGCCCGCTCCCGAGTTGAGGAATCCCCTTGGTGCGTGCCTCGCGCTCGTGCGCCGGATAGCTCGCAATGATCGCGGCGCGCTGCTCATCGGTGAAGTGCCCCGCATCCTCAATGCCGGCTTGCACGGTGATGCGCCCCGTAACCACCACGTCTTTATCTGGCATCAAAAAGCGCATCATGACTTGCGACATACCCAAGAGCGGCGTGCATGTCGTGTAAATAATGCCGCCGGTTTCGTTGGTGCGCGTTAGGGCTTCCGTGTAGATATCGATCGGGCCCTCTTCATCATTCCAGATCACTTCGAGGGCGGCGCCCTGCCATTTCTCGCGGCCCTTCTCATACGCCTTGAATGACAGGGATGACCAACCGCCGGAAATATGCTTGATCGAGGCCAAGTCGATGGCGTTACCAATGCCACGGCCCATAACGATTTCCCCTAAGCAATCCTTCGGGATCGCGCCCGTGCCCCAGTCCTCGCGCCGATCGGGCGCACCAAAAAGCTTTTCCTGTACGACGTCGCGCGTCGATTCGCTGGTGATACCGGCCGCCCACGCGCGCACCGGTTTTAAGAATCGCTTACCCTGCCACCAATCGGGATATTGGCCGGTCAGGTGCATGGCCATCTCGAAAGCGCCGGCCTGCGTTTTGCCGCAACGATTGCCGGCCAGGAATAGTCGTTCGCGATTACTCGCGCCGACGCTATGAAACTCTAACTGCTTCGCGTACGGGCGATAGCTCAATAACCGCGACCGGTTCTGACGCCGCCCGATTTCCTTTTCCAGCGCTTGCAGCAAGGCGGCTTCGGATAAGGGCAATTCCGGCGATAAGTTCGTCGTCACTCATATCCTCTAACGGAGTCGTTTGCTCGAACTGCTTGGGCATGAGCGAGGCAATGACCTTCACATAGCCCATGGGATCGTGACGCCGCGCCTTTTCGATCGCGCCGCGTCCGTACTTATCGAAATCGCTCGCCAAGGCCGACATGAACGCGCCTTGCAAGCGATTGCGCGAGCCCACCGGCTTGCCACCGGGATTAGGATTAATGCCGCCTTTTTTTAAAGGAACGAGCGCGGCCAAAGAGCGCGCGCGCGCGGCTGCACGCCGCTCTGCCTCGATTTTGGCAGCGGCGATAACTTCATCGTCGGTCAAGGGAAACCCCTTTAGGGTTTAAGCGTCATAGACGATTGCCACATCCTCTTCGCGGCAGAGGATGCAACGCCGATCGCCCCACAGAAAGGACTGGAAAAGGTAGCCGCGCAGCTCCAAGCCGCCAAGCTCGACCACGTCGCCGGCCTTCACTTCGGTGATGCGAAAACGCGTCGAATCCCAAGATTTAGTACGCTGGCCTTTGCGACCGTTGTACTTGATCGGATAGCGGCCAGGACCCACCGCGCGCACGGTACCGCGCAACGGTTTGCCGAAATACACCACATTCAAGATGCGCGACGGCTCCCAATCCAAGGGTTCCACCACCAACTGGTCGCGCAAGGGGCGAATTTTCGCGGTGGCCGGAATGCGCGTAATCGTGTCGTTATCGACACGCGTGCCGGCCTGAATCGTGGTCACGCCTTCTTTTTCTTGCGCTGGCGAAATACCGAATAGGCGACGGCCGCGCGCTGCTTTTGGTCAGGAAACGATTTACGCGATTCTTTGCTGCCCATGTACTTCGAAACGAAGTCGGAAAGCGATTCGCCCTTGCTAGGTTCGGGCATGACTCGGAATCAGGAAACCGCGCTTGCCGCTCCAAAAGCCCATAGCCGAATCCTTTGATGGCAGCACGAATTGCCAGCAATCGCCGCCGACATTGACGGGACCTAAATATTTAGCGGCCTCCCCGGCGGCCTTCCAGCGCGTGAAATGCGCGTACTCGATCATTTGGGCATCGCGTCGTGATTGATCTTTTTGGCGTGATTACCATCCTCGATCACGAACCGCCCCGGCTTGCCGGTAGACGTGTCGGAGAACCCCGGCGCCCGTTGATCCTTGGCATACTCGCGCGCCATGACCTTGGCCACCAGGCGCGCGCCCGTCTCTTTGGTATCAGGTCCTGGCCGTGCTTCGCCGCTCGCCGTGTTGTAGCGGTTCGGGCGGCGAATATCGCTCATTCCTTCATTTCCCTGATGCGCGAATGGTCACAAACTTCGCTTTCCTTGGGCATCTTGAAACGCACGCCATGCGAACCCGACGAACCGACATGTTCCTCACTGCGGATCGTTTCCGAGCCGGCCGAGCGCTTGGTATGCGCCATGCCTTTCATGCTCGCTTTATTCTCATGGGGACCGGGCATAGGGAATGCTCCTAAGCAAAGTGATACAGAATTCAACAGATAGCCGGCTTCATGCCGGAACCGGTTGCGGAATGCGCCGCCAGGATTGGGGGACACGTGCAATAGGGTGCGCCGAATCTGACGCTTTTTCAGGAAGCCTGTCAAGTCGCGAATGCACGTAATACTCGGCACGTTCAATCCGACGTCGCAAGCTGCGCTTGTCTAAGCCTAGATGAATGGCCTTTTCATAGAACGGCACATTGATGGTGTAGAACTTGATGAGTAAATGGCGAATGTCGGCCGGACTGGTAATAATGATGTGATCGATTTCCTGGATATATGGCGGCATTTCCCGCAAATCCTGTGCACCCGATCGCGTCATTGACTTGAACATCGAGCCCAAAGAGGGCTCATCCTCACTGGCCCACGCGCCCCATTCTTTTAGTCGTCGGCGTGTCTCGCTGATCAATGGGCGCCCTCGCAAGGTGGAATTGTCGCGAGAGTAGGGCTGAAAATAACCCGCGTCAAAGAAATGCGCGCAACGATGATTCTCCGTTACGCGCAGTGCTTTTGCCTTACTTAGCCACCCCTAAGGGTCCGGCGCCGGCCAGCCCCGCCGCGCTGTATGACGTAGAGCCTGCCTTAGCGTTCGCGTAGTTCACGCCCGTATTGCTGAGTGACTGCAGCCATGCGGGGTTCATTGCCGTCATCGCGCCGTTCCAATCGTCAGCTTCTTCCATCGAAACACCTTGCGCCTTAATCGTTGCCGATCGCGGAATGCGCGCCCGCTGCGCCTCTTGCGGCGCTACACAAAAGGGCGCACCAACACCTCCGCGCGTGACATGTCCAACCCTACGGGTGCATTCGGTCCCGTGACCGCCGTAATAGCCGCCGACTGCGCATCGCGCGCAATGACCGCCGCCGGCCCGAACAATAACTTTTCGGTCCCGGTCCCCTCTTCCAGCTCTTTGCGTGTGGGTTTCTGAATAATCGCAACTTCGAATAGTGGCATCGTTTTAATCCTCAAATGGTTTCGTGGCGTAATGCGGTTGAGACAAAAAATTAGCTACTGCATGTCATTACTGACGCAGTTGCCGAATAGAAATTGATGAAGGGTATTCGCAGAAGTGTCGCGGCGCGACGCTGCTGGCATTCGGTACAATCGCAACGAAGGCTGCCTAACTGCGAATCTGCTTTAAATAGACTTAAGGGCAGCGGCGGCGAAGCCGGGATCGCGGCATTTTGCAAATAACGCTGCGCATATTCGCGTAGCGCGCGCGCTACAGGGGCAGCCTGGCAGAAAGAGCGACTACTTTCATACCCAGGCCCCATGAGATTGGCGATATGCTGATAGAAAATGCTTTCCGGTATCTGTAGCGCAACTTCCGCGATATGGCAGACCGGCGTGTCAGCAGCAAAGCCCATGAGCGCGCCAATGCGGCCCAACATGCATGCGCAATCATCGCCGAACCTCCAATGTGGTGCGCCTGGAACTACCGATTTGTTAAACTGATATAACTTAGGCCATTGTTCGATATGGTCGGCGGCGGCCAACATTGCTTCATAAGTTGTCATTTTCATGATGATCTCCACGGGTTAAGAGAATTCAAGCCAGCGCTTCGGCGGCGCGCTCCATCGCATCAATCATGCGTGTAACTGATACGTCGGGCGGCTCGGACGGCGGCGCCTCGCCAGTCGGCGGCGGCAAGTAAGTGGGAGATAAATCCATCAAACGAAATGCCTTGCGCCGTTTATTGACTTCGCTCAAATCGATGCTCTTTGCACCAGGATGCCACGCATGCAAATTGCGAATTGTGTTCGATATCGTTTGCAGTGAACGCACGTCGCAAAAATAAGCTTCCTCAAATTCATGCGTTTGCGCGTTGCGCATGATGACGCAGGCAAGCGGGTTTGATTTGCCACCACGGCGCGCGGCCACCTTGCGCTCGTACTCTTCAGCTTCCTTCCAAGAATGAAAACACATAGCATTAGCCCTCTTTGATTGGATCGTGCCCGAGTAAATTGAAAATCACATTCTCAGCCCAAAGATTTGCGCCGCCGTGCGAGCGCAGCCACGCAAACAATGATTCGCGCGTCAGCTCGCCGATATCAAAAGCACCAAAACCGCGCGGTCCTTTGGCGCGTACCATGATGCCGGTCAACTCACTGTACTTACCGATGCGTCGCGAATCGGTCACAAGCTTCGGATCGCCCAGACGCACTGTTTGCTTTTCGTAATCCTCCAAGATTTTCGCAAGCGCCCCTAAAACGCGCCCCTCTAGGGTTTCAGGCGCCGGATCGCCGTGCATCATTTTCTCGAAATGCGCCATCAGCGCAGATATTTCGTCGTCGGTCAGCGTCATTTATGCGAGCGCCAGCAATTGTGCGGCCAGCGAAGCGATTTCGGCGCGCACATAGGCGATATCGCGATATGTGTCTGCCAAAAAAACGACGTCATACACCCGCATTTTTGGGCTTAAGTCCCCCGCATGCGCGCAGTCGAAACCGAACCACCAAATATCATCCGATTCGCCGGGCGCTGGGACATGGCAAATAACTTCCGCCTCATCGCCGTCAGTGCAACAGCGGCCGCCGAACGTGATACCGCCGTGCGCCGATACCGCGACCGCTTCATGACTATAGTCTTTGCCGTACAGGCCATGTGTATTCGGCACGCCCACATAGCCGCAAAGCGCGCCCAGTGGTCCACGCACGATGAGGCACGGCAATCCCGTGGCCTTATCCTGCCATTGCATCTTGTCGGGCTCATTCGTCCAAGGGCCATTCCCCCATGCCGATTTATCGACGGTTCGGTATTCTTTGGTCTGCATCACCATTGCCCCTTCTTTTTCACATACGCAACCGCAATCCGCCCGCACTGCCAGCCCAATACCGCACTGATCAGAACGCGCGCCAGCGCCGGCACCCCAAAAAACACAAAAACGGGATACGTCAACACCCACGAAATCAGACTTAGCGCAATAGCGATGAGGGAACCCCGGATAAGCTGATCCCTCATCGGCGCCGCGCAAAAGCGACCAGCACCACGACCGCGTTTAGCGCCAGCCAGCGCCATGCGGCATGTGCCGCATGCGCAATGACATGCAATAGATTAGGGTTCGCGACGACGCCCGCCGCGATTGACTCGACGAAATCCTCGAAAGTCACGGTATCCACTCGACCCACCCGTTTATTTTAGGGGGTTAAGGATACTTAACTTACAGAATAAGTCTAATTATTTTTTTCTGATGCAGCATGCATCAACCGATCGAGACTCGCCTGGTTGACGCGAATAAGCAGCAAAAAGAACCGCCAATTGCGCAAGTTGATAACAATCAGGAACAAATTCAGAATGGCAAGAACCGCATTAATGCCAACCAAAACCGGCAAACATTTCGCGATCATGGTTTTGGCATCTGTTTGCTATGCGCGAAAGGCAATTGCAGAAAGGCCATCTTAAAATCCTCAAGATTTGATGTGCCGCGCAATAGCTCCCATGTGCGCACCGACATATCGACTCGCACGCCCTCGGCTGGTAATTGTGCGAGAAACGGGTTTCGAGACCGTTCGTTGGGTCCGACGATGCGACGTTGCAGAGAGACCTTGAAGCGCGGCATCACTGAGCTCCCTTGATAGATGCATAGCTATTCACGGTAAGTCCCATCGGCGCCACTGGCGCAATGCCTGTTCTAACGATTTTAACGTGGCGTAAGGTCCCTGTAGCCGTCCATGTGGCTCGCGCTGCTCATATCTCAGCCACCATCGACCGCTGTTGCAGGCGATACCAGAACCACAATACAACCGCCATTCCTGCAACCCATAACTTGAGCCGAGCATACTTTTGGCCTTCCTATATTCGCCGCAGACGTGGATCACATTAGCGCTGCGCTGGACGGTGACGCCGTTAGGATCTGAGGCTCGAATGTGGATATTCATTCGTTCAAGTAGCTTTCGGACCGAATCGCGAGTCATTGCTGCCCTCCCTTTGCAGGAGGATAGCCAAAATCACGCGGCTCTGTGAGCGCATGCACGCCTGTGCCGCACCAGCCGCAGCGATCTGCCTCGTTGGCAGAGTCCGGCATGTGCCAGGTGCTTACGCGACAATGCCCACTGCCGCGCAGCATGCCGCAGGCGCCGCAGATCCAAAAAGGATATTGCTTGCTCATTGCGGTGGCTCGGCGTTATGTGCCTTATCATCATCATCAATCAGAAATAATGTCGGCGCGGCGGCCAGTGCCTTCCATCTTTCGCCAAGATCAAATTTCGCCATGAGTTCTATGGTTTGGCGGTCAAGGAGCCCCACGGATTGCTTCAATTCGAGCGTGGCGACAATATGCGAGCGATGATTTGTGATGACAGTGCCAATAATTGCGGCGACAATTTCTTTCATTGCGGCGCGGCCTTTTTCAGTGCATCGGCCGCAATGCGGATTCGCATCGCTAAGTCACGCAAATAATTATTTGCCGCCTCGCGTTGCTTGCGATCGGCGCGGCGAAAGCGCAATGACGTACACAGCGGATAATCAATATCCTCATCCACAATACCGCGCACCAACAGCGCCGCAACGGTAATTAACTCGGCATATGCAAAATTTCTGCCAATGGTCATTTCGGCGATTCGATCACGCGGATGCCGGCGGCCTTCGCAATGCGCACCATGTGCGCGGTGCCGCGGCCGCCAGGGAAAGCCACTACCAAGTCGGGCTTCAATTCCAGCATAGTAATGTTACGCAAAATACCAGCGCGGCGACCCAGCTCATTCCATAGCGCCGGGCAGCGAACTGGCTGTATCCAATGTTGGACGGCCCATTCATCGGCAAGCCGATCTGCGCCAGTCCACGCATCGCCGTGAATCACCAGGGGCGCGCGGGAAAGCCGCCCTGCGTTTTCCTCTTGATGGATGGTGCGCGATAGGAAGCGAAACAACCATTCTTTGTCCGCATATTTCCGGCCGCCGCATACTAATAGTTTCATGGCATAGAGCGCCGCTGCGCCTCGCGGCAAAGCGCCGCTAATTCTTGCCGCGTCAATTCGCTGCAAGGGGCGCCGGAATAAAATACGATGCTTAATTTGATCGGGGTCATTGAAATAATCTCTATTTCGACATCGCACGGCTGATTGCGCAAAATCGTTTCAAATCGGTGATGAGGAAAGGGTTTCACGTGGAACTCTCATCGGGATATGGCGTGCAGCGGCGCCAGTACCAGAAGGGCGCGCGCAAGGCGGATACCGTTCCCTTGATATCTTGCGCCCCCAAAAACATGCGCGCAGAAGCGAGCGGCACGCAAACCTCGACCGCCTGATCGATCGCGCCGTAAATTCTGACCGACGAACAATCATCGATGGTCGGATAGCGATCCTTGAAGCAAACCCAATCGCTCATATCGGTTGCACCAAGTTAACGGCCTGCTGTTTGCCCTCCGGGCGCTCTAAATCCTCCATCCAAACCGTGCACATTTCCGCGCCGCCGACGAAGCCCAACTTTTCGGCCACCATATTGACCGCCTGCGGGGTCGGCACTCGACCAGCGGCGCCGCTTGACATGCTCATATGGCGACAAGCGCCAATCGGATGGCCCAACTCAATGGAATAAGTGACTGAATAGTGAACGGGAATAACGATGGTCTGCCGTGCCATTTGCCGCATGTGTTTTTTCTTAACCGCTGGTTGGCTAATTTCTTTCACCAATACATCGATTAGCACCGGATGCTTAGATGCGATCTCGCGCAGATTGCTTAGCAATGATTCCTCGCGCGCGCCCAAAATCAAGAAGCTCATTGCGGCGAGCCCATCATATCTTTATCGATTGAGTCGGCGATAAAGCGCAAGGCGGTGGGCAACGCCAAAAGATTATCGATAGCACACGTGACCGCGAAGCCGGCGCCCTGCGCGCCATCGAACACAATCAGCACGCCAGAAGTTCCTTTCGCGCTCTCCAGCGCGGCCTTCAACTGCGGGTTGTACTTACCAGGGCCGGCGGCCACTACAGCCAGGTCTCAATGATTTTTAAGTCATCATTAGACGAGCGCAGCACCGGCACCAGCCCCATGGCATTCAGGGCAGCGCGTGCCTTGCTCAACTCCGGCGCTTGGAAATGCACGGTGAGCGGAATTCTAAGCCGCGTCGAATACGGCCGCACCACGAAACTTTCAGGGTAATCGATTGGATGATCGTAAATCGTCCACACCAGCAAATCATTGTCGGCGCAAGCCTTGGCATGTAATTGCCGCATGCCGCTTCGGCCGATACGCTGCGAGGCTTTGCCGCTTAGAGGATACATCCGTTAAGGATACTTAACTTATGCGGGAAAGCCAAAAAAATTTGCGGGCGCCCCTACTTGCGCATCCAGCGCCGCGCCTGGGGCGCAGCTAAGTTAATCACCTGTTTGCCGTCCTTAGGGCCGCGCCACGGATCATCCCCGTCCGGGCGGCCGAAGAATGCCGGATGGTCCGCATCAAGCGTGGTCTGAAAAGCCACGCGATTGCGGCGCCGCTCTTTGCGATGCTCGGCGACCTTATAGGGCTTATCGCTCTTAGCCGTGGTTAAAGGCATGATCGGCGTATGGCGGCGGCTGCGGCTCATAAATTATGGCGGCCCGATTTAACGTGCTGCGGATACATTACCACTGACTAGGCAAAGCGGCGGCGGAATAAACTAACGCCCCATTTCCCGCGCGCCCTGAGCCGTGTACTTTGGCCGTCGCCAGCGCGCGGGCGCACTGACGAAAAATGCCCCGCCACGATCGCTGTTCCCGCCCGCGCGCTGCCTTATTGCCGGGGAGTATTGCGGGCGGCTTCTAATTTCGCAATAGCCGCTTGCAGGTCGGTTAAGAGCCTGCGTTCCGGGGTGCCGATAGGCGGCACAAGTTTTGTCAGCACGGCCACCAGGTCACGCACTGTGCGCTCGAATTTTGCGAATTCTTGATCCATTTTCATCATCCTTAGTCATAAATAGCTGAAAAGAAAAAAATAATTGGAACTAATTGCTTTTTCCGTTGTCCGCCCGCGAAGAGGCGCCAAAATTCCCTCGCGCGCCGGAATGCATTTCCTCATCGGCGAAGGGCACCAAAAAGTAACCCAAAACGACGAGTTCCGGCGTGACCACCCATACCACTACGCGGACCGGGGGTGCGAAAATTAAGGTCTACCCCCCCCCGGCTGCCCCGAATGGCGGCGTTATGGTAAGTGGTATCATTCCGCATGATCTATCGTGACGCTAAGTGATTGATCCTATTGATGTGGTAGCACATGATGGTAACAGTCGATGAGTTATCCACAAGGACACGCGGTGATTATGTTACCTGTTAGTGTGATGCCAGCGTGGGGTGTGCGGGCGACGGCGGCGCATTTGCATGTCCCAGTCCTTTTGGATTCGGGTCTGCTCCAAAAGCTTCAGGCATAACATGACCACATGCGGCACCGGTCGCGCACCACGCGCATAGTTATTCACGGTGCGTGGATCGAGCCCCAACTGCTCCGCTAGCTGGCGCTGAGTGATCTGATAGCCATAGAGATAATCGCGCAGTAAGTCAGCGTTGCTTAGTCGCGGCTTGTCGCTCATGGTTAATCACGCTAAACCCAAAGTACGTTGCATTAATGCGCGAAACTGCACATCAACCGTGGCCACATCGTAGGCCACGATCACCGGCATGCCGCGCCATTCATCGGCGAAACGCCGCTGGCCAATCGACAGTTGCTCGCCCGCCGTTAAGCCCTTGCGCTGTTTGTTATCGCGATCGGGCGGCGTCTTGATCTCCAGCAACCCCGTAAAACCAAACTTGCCAATCACCACGTCCGGAAAGTCATTGCCCATCGCGGCGGTGCTCACGGCCGAATAGCCGCACGCCCTCAGGTCGCTTATGAGCGGCCTATGCGCGTTATCCACCCTAGCGGCCCTACGCATGCTCGATCGCCGCGTAGCGAGCTAATGCGTAGCCCCGGAAGGTAATCACGCCCTCATCACTGAACCAAAAACCACTCTGCCGCGCAGCTTCCTTATGTTTCAATAATAGATCGTAATCGCGAATCACGAGCGAGACAGTACGCAGCTTCGGGCACATGCGATCCGCGTAATCGGTGATACGCGCAATGCCGGCCGCGATGCGCCGGACCTCCGTCACGCCGCTAAACTTTTGCGCGCTCATGACACCGCTCGCATGGCGTTGATGCGCGCCATGACTTCGGCCGGCGGCTTAACGCCGTGGCGGCGTTGTTGCTCCAGCATCAGGTCGGTGCGGTACGCCGCTGGGGTCTCGCCCGCATAGGCTGCGCGAAACGGCGGGTCCATCGCCTGGCGCTGCGCGTTCAGCGCCGCCCATTCACCGGCTAGGTCGCGCGGCGCGGCTCCCGGCGGTTTAGCGAGCGGCTGATTAAGCGGACTGGTACACCAATTGCGCCACGTCGCATCCCAATCGAGCTTGCTCGCCTCGGTGGGCTTAGCAAGCCAGTAATTGCGAAAGCGCTCAAAGGTCGCAACCGGGTCCACGTTCGCGCGCGTAGCGATCGCCGTGCGCTCCACGGTGAGCGTGAAGTCTTCGGGCAATCGCGTAGCAACTTTCTTTTGTATAGTTTTCTTTCTTAAGTCTAAGTCTTGGTCTACCACTTTTGTAATGGGTTTGTAACGCGGTGTACTATGCGTTACATGAGTGTTACCGCTGACCTTTTTACGCTGTCGAAACGCCGTTACGCGCGCGTTACTCTTGATGGCAGCTTTTCGCTTAGCAATCAACGAGTTCTTTTCGCAGTAGCCCGGCAGAATCACTGTCCCATCGTCGAGTTCATCTATCCATTCACGCGGCATGATGTCGAAAAAATCGATGATTCCGACCATGGCGTCGAGCGTGCCGGATGACATTGGTAACGTGTCGTCAGCGCGAATGTGTTCATCTGCGTAACGCCACAGCCTTAGTAACGCGCCGGTAACGGCGTTACGTGCGAGTAATAATTCTTCGGCCGCTGACAGCTCGGCGCCGCCGCCCGCAGTGCGGCGTGTGAGGGCGTAGCGCTCGCTCAATTGATACGCCGCTTCTAAGAGGCGCGGGTCCTCATCCATGTCTTTATCGAATTTGATCCAACCGGAGGCGCGATAGCTCATGTGGCGACGGCTTTGGGCGCCTTGGGACGCGTTAAGCGTGGATAGAGTGCCGGATTGACCTTAAGGCGCCCGCGCGTCCTGACTTGCAGTTTATAGGCGGCGCCTTGCGGCACAATTTCCGGCCATTGACTGATTGCCGCTTTGCTCACCCCAATTGCTTGCGCAATTGCCTCTAGTGATCCAAAATGACGTTTGACGTCTGTTTTCAACATGAGGTATATTGTAAAGCATGCTGAACAAGAAAATAAAGCATGCTGAACAGCGCACGAAGGCCGCCACCATGGGGCAGCGTATTAGGCAGTTACGTAAAGCGAAGCTGCTTACGCAGGATGACGTTGCGTTGCAGTTGGGTGTGAGTAAGGCCGCCGTGTCGCAATGGGAATCCGGCATCTCCGAAAACATTAAGATCCAGACTTTTTTGCGACTGTGCGCGATGTTGGAAATCGACGCGCAACACTTGGCCTTCGGCGATCTGCCGATGAGCCGCGAACATTCCCCGGTTGCCGTCTCGCGGGCGAAAATCACCCAATAAAACATTCTCCGCGAAACGCTGATAGCGCTGCTGTTGCTTGCTGTGCATCATTTTGATTTCTCGCCCTGAAATCGCTCAAGCGTTGATTATGTGCGCTACCGAACAAACCCATTCCGGGTAAGCTTTACAAGACTAGAACTCTTGCCAACTTCGTCAAGCGGCGAGTAAAGCATGTTTAATTTTTTAGTTAAATATACTTGACTTAATTTCAGCATGCTTTACATTCGGCGACGGTCACTTTTGACCTAATCCCGCGCGGTATCGTCATGCGGCATGCAATCTTCGGCCTTCCGCTTTTGGCGCTTGGCAGTGTGCTGGTCGGCGCCATTTTGCGCCGCGCGCGACGGCGGCACAGGGAAAAGCTCCTACACATAGAGCGTCCCGTGGCCAGTCGCTTTCAAAATCCCTCGGAGCGCTCGCCATGAAGCTCAATCTCACTGAACAGACCTACGCTTCCTGCTTGGCGGCCCTTGAAATAAGCGCCAGATCGGTGCTGCCGGGCAGCGCAATCGAGGACCGGTTGCGTGCCGCTAAAGCACAATTAGAGGATGCCTTTGGCCAATGGGCAGTCGATTACCTGCGCGACGACAAGGCGGTGCGCGCATGAATGGGGAACTGCTGGCGCCTGCAGCCGAGGCGGGCGCCTTCATGGCGATTATTCAGCGTGCCGCCGAAGCGCCGGATTTCGATGTGGAGCGCATTACGCGGCTCTTGGAACTGAAGGAGCGTTGGGAGCGCGGCGAGGCACTGAAGGCGTATGCGGCGGCCAAAGTGGCGTTCAAGCAGGCAGCGCCGCAGTTGAGCAAGAACAAGCACGTCAAATTCACCAATAGCAGGGGCACCCTCACCGAATATGATCATGCCACGCATGATGAGGTGAATGACAAGGTTAGCGATGCGCTGGCGCGCCACGGTATCACCCATTCGTGGTCGATTGCCCAAGCCGAGGGCGGCGTCTCGGTGACCTGTACATTACTGCATGAGCGCGGCCATACGGAAGCCGTGACCATGAGTGCGGATAATGACGCGAGCGGCGGTAAGAACTCCATTCAGGCCATTGCCTCGGCCAACAGTTATCTACAGCGCTACACCTTGCTTGCGGTCACCGGCCTTTCCACCTCCGACATGCCGAACGATGATGGCCGCGATAGCGGCACGCTCATCGAGCGTCCCGCTATCAATCCCGATGTATGGCTAGTGCTCAATGAGGCGGCGGCGCAAGGCAATCAGGCGCTCGCTGATATGTGGATACAGATCAGCAATGACACTCGTAAAATGATCGTCACGCATTACGCAGTCGACTGGGCCAACCTCAAAGCGCTGGCGGCGCTCAAGCCATGAGCGGCGTCTGTCAGGTCTGCGGCAAGGAATTTCGCGATGCAGTCGCATTGGTTTTTATGAAGCACGACAGTGGCCGGGAAGTCATTGCGTGCGTCGAGCATATTCGCCAAGCGATCCAGCAAACCGATTTAGATCCACCAAGTGAAGGCGATTGGCGGCAAATCAATCAGGCCATCCTCACGGCGCTTGAGGCCGCATTGCCGACGCATGGTAACGCATGAGCCGTTTTATCATCATTGATGCCGAACAGCGCTCAGCGGAATGGCGCGCCGCGCGCGCCGGCCGCCTCACCGGCTCGCGCGCGCAATCGATTCTCACCAAGGGGAAGAGCGGCAAGGAATCAGTGATGCGTCGCGACTATCGGCTGCAGTTGGTGGCAGAGCGCATCGACGGCGAGAGCCAGGAGCGCCTATTCTTCAATGCCGATATGCAGCGCGGCATTGACTTAGAGGGCGCCGCTTTTGCTGAATACGAAGCGCAGACCGGCACCATGGTCATGCGCACGGGGTTTTTGCAAATGGTCGATGTATGGGCGGGCTGCTCGCTCGATGGCCATATCGGTAAATTCAGCGGCATCACCGAATTGAAGTGCCCCAAGATGGCCACGCATTTAGCCTATTGGGATAATCCCGAATCTTTGCTCGCCGATCATATGGCCCAAGTACGTCACAACCTTTGGGTAAGTGGGGCCGCATATTGCGACCTGGTGAGCTTCCACGATCGCGTGCCCAAAAAATTACAGCTCTTGCGCAAACGGATTGAGCGTTACGATGCGGATATCGCGGCCTATGAAATCGAGGCGCTTAAGTTCTTAGGCGAAGTTGAAGATAAACTCAAAGACTTGGAAGTTTATTCGTGAGCGGCGTCTATAACAATGAGCTGCGCGGCATTCTCTTTCGCAATGAGCGCAAGAGAACGGCATCATTTCCCGATTGGAGCGGTAATTGCGAAATCGATGGCATTGCCTATTTCATTGACGCGTGGGACCACCACGGAAAGAACGATGCGCCATTCCTATCCTTGCGCTTTAAGAAGAAAATGACGCAACAGAATCTTGAGCGCGAAGCAATGCCGCAACAGCGCCCGCAACCATCGCAACCGAAGGCGGACTTTGACGATGAAATCCCTTTCTAGCCTCATGCCCAAGCCGAAGCTCGTACAGTTTCCGAATGCGCAGCGTCTCTTAAGCGGCAACGGCGGCAACGGCGATATCATCGCCGAGGTGATGACCATTACGCCGCAAGATGCGACCGCCTGGCTTAAAGGCAATACCAAGAATCGCCCGACGCGCAAACGGCACATCGAATTTCTGGCGCGCGAAATACTGAGCGGCAATTGGCAACTGAACGGCCAGGGCATCGTGATCGCCGATAACGAGCAAATCTTGGATGGTCAGCACCGCCTCTATGCGATCATTGAGGCCGGGAAATCGATTCAGTCGCTGGTGATTTACGGCATTACCTCGGATGCCTTTCGCACCATGGATACGGGCGCGGTGCGCACTGCAGCGGATGCGCTGCATCTATATTTCGGCGAGATCCAGCCCGGCATCATCAAGGCCGTCTCGACGGCAGTGCAGTGGTGCGACCGCTTGGAACGCGGCTTCATCCATTATCGTGCACGTATTTCTAACACCGATGTCATTGACTATGTGAAAGGGCACCCGACACTGGTGCAATGCGCCGAGACCTTGAATTCCTATCCGCATGAAGGGCGCCCCATGCCGATGGGCCCGTCGACCGCGCTATATGAGATGTTCTACCGCAAGCATCAGGAACAAGCGGACCGCTTCATGCAGCGCTTCTTTACCGGTGAAGGATTGGTGCGCACCGATCCTGAATATATTTTGCGCGCCGCATTTATCAGGGATTCAGAGCGCGCCGCAAAGTATCCGGCGGCGATCCGCCTGCGCATGATTATCAAAGGCTGGAATTGGCTCAGGCGCGGCAATACGGAAGCAAACCGCAATACGCTGGCGGCGCAGCCAAATGATGAGCAAAAGATTCGAATTTTTTAGAGGTTGCCATGATTTTTTATCGTCTCAAGAAATGCGCTGTTTGCGCCGCGCAAATTCCCGGCGACAGCGCCCATATACTCTGCGAGCGCTGCCGCATCGAATCTGGGGGGCTGCCGCAATGACCGAACAGCCATGGATTGATCTCAAAGAGGCGGCGCCGCTCTTTGGTATGACGTTTGAGAGCATCAAGAATGCGGTAAGCCTGGATAAATTTCCGGTACCCACCTATAAGTTAGGCCGGCGGCGCGTCATCGACAGGGATGTATTGGCGGCATTTTTTGCACAGCAAAAAAGCGAAGGGCTGGCGGACCTCAAAACCCGCCAGCCCTTTCCTGATAGCCGCAAACTAAAAAAGCGCGCCTAGAGCAACGCTTTGCGCCGGCCGGCGCCCTTGAGGTCGCATTGCGCTTGCGCAATCTTAGTCATTGGGACCGGCGTTTCGCTCTGATAGCGCTTGGCGGCGGCTTGCGCCGCCTCAAGAGTACTCATGAATTTTGCAGCCCATCGAACCATCTTAACGTTGGATGCCTGCATTAGCGGCTGCACGGGTTCGCATACTTCGACGAGCTTTTGCAGTACCGCCGCCATATCCTCGATCATCGCAACCAACTCCGCGCGGTCAGCGACGGCTTCGGGCCCGGCGGCGATGAGCCTGGCATTATCCGCTGTTTGCTCCCGTGACTCGCGAACCGGTAGCTTGGCGATGAGACAGTTTTGATCACTGTCTGAAAACACATAATGACTTCCGTCAGCGGTTCGATAGACGGGTTCGGCAGCCCACGGTCCCGGCGTATGCTTCACGCCCGCCAACGCCTCGACGCGCGCTTTGATCTCGGTGAATTTATTCATACGGCTCTCCGATGGCTGATGGGACCTTGATGTAGGCGCTCTGGGTGGATATGCGTATAGCGCTTCAGCATGTCCCACGACTTATGGCCGGAAATTAGCGCTACTTCCTCAATACCATAGCCACGGTCAAATAATCGCGTCACCGCCTCATGCCGCATATCGTGGAATCGCAAATCCTTGAGCTGTGCCGCCATGGCGCATTGCCGAAATGCGTTGCCGACGCTGGCCGGTTGATATGGGAAAATATACTCACTGGTTTTGGGTTGGCGCTCAATGACTGCCATGGCGCCATTGAGCAACGGTACGTTGTCATTGTTGCCCATTTTTTCGCGCGGATGTTTACGGTTGCGGACCCAGATCATGGGGCGCTGCTTGGAGCCATTAATATCTTTCCATTTCAGGCCGCAAATTTCCGCTTGGCGAAAGCCAGTCAATAACGCAATATCGATGATATCCGCGAGAGGGAACACGGTCGCAAAAGCTACGCCGATCTGCGCTTTGATGCGCGATGCCTCTTCGTCGGTCACGCGCCGATCACGCGCACGCCCTCGATTCACTAATTTTTTGTTCGCCATGCGCTTTATGGCTTTATCGTATTCTTTCCAATTGTATGTGACGTTCCAATGCAATTCTGCGGCCTGGATTGCTGTTTTGGCGCGCGACAAATAGGTGGCGCGAGAGGACGGAGAAACGTCCCATTTGATAGCCTCCGTTTGCCACCATTCGGCAGTACACGTTGATAAAGGCACGTTCTCATATTCAATAGCCCATCGGCGGTAATTGGCGCGGCTGCGCGTGACGTATGGCTTTTTGTTCTCGATATCGGTTAGATATTTTTTCATGATCCAACCGAGCATCGTTTCAGACGCGGTATGCTCATGGCGCGTATAGGCGATGAGTGCGGCTTCTGTGACGGTGATCCATTTGCGCGCCTCAATAGCGGTCGGAAAGGATTTTGTGACGGGAGAGAAACCCTTGAGCCGCACGATTGCGCGATGTGTTTCTCCCCGTTTGACGATAGTTCCCATGCAAGTCTCCTAATGGTTGATTTAATGTTACCACGTTGTTACCAGGTAACAGTCTGGTAACACCTCGAAAGTGACCGAGCATTATCACTCATGATTTATAGTGATTATTTCCCGGTAAATATCGATGCTTATGATCGTAACAGCATGATTCTACGTGATTCAATCCCCACTTGCATGATATTTTATGACTATAAGTGATTGATTTCACAGTCCCTGGTAACACCCTTGGTAACACTGTTACGATAATTGAGCGTAACTAACTGCATTTTCAGGCATTTTCGCATTGTGATCGCGACATCCATTAAGTTAAGCTTAATTAACGGGTTCGCCGGCTGGCACACCCTTAAAGCTACAGGGAGTCTTATGGCTATTTGTATGATCTGCGAGGAAAAAGAATTATCGCCACGTTCAAGGCTCAAGACGTGCGCGAATTGTCGGCAGTCGATGGGGATGTGGGACAGGCGCACGCCCGCCGAACGTTTGGAGCGGCGGCGCAAGCTGCATGTTTATGATCTGCGCATGGAGAATGTAATTTTGCATCCGGGCGATTTGAAAGCGGTTCCGCAGGTCAAGCCGTTTCGCACGGCAACCCAGATACGCAAACTTGCGCGCCAAGAAAAACATACTAACGGCAGATCCTAATGCGCGAATTTACGGATGAGCAAAAGTTGGCGGCGGTGGCGCGCGCCGCAAAAGAAGGGATTGCTGTGGTGGCGGCCGACATTAAGGTGAGTCCGAGTGTGGTGCGTAATTGGAAGCAGCGAGTTGATGCCGGTCATGCGGTGAGCCGCGCTGGTAAGCGACGCGAATATGACGAGGCATTTAAATTGGCGGCGATCAGACGCATTCAGAATGGCGAAAGGCTAACTAGCATCAGCGCTGACCTTGATGTGCATGCCACTGTGATCAGGCGTTGGCAGAGAGAACTAAAAGGCAAGCGTATAGCAAAGCCGCCGGTCTCGGTGATCGCGTCCAAGGCGCTCGAAAAAACCAAAGCCGTGCCGGTGAGCGAGGCCATAGTAAAGAAGGCGCTTGAACGAATAGCGGCAGGAGAAAAGGCGACAAATATAGCGATTGAGTTAGGGGTAACGGCAAGCGCTATTTATAATTGGCGGGCGCGCGACGCCGAAGGCACGTGGAAGGCGGCTGCGCAAAAAAACGGCGGGGTGCAAGATGCCATCATTTATCTGCGGCATGCGCGCGCCGCCTTTAAGCAGCGATTAGAGGCGGGAAAAGCGCAAATAGATGATCCTTTTTATATGCTGACCATGTTGGCGCTGAGTGT